GCGTGGATATTCGTATGTAGCTGTCTGTGCAAGGCGTTCACGCTTGCAAGCCTTGATGATTTTTCCCTCGGCAAGTTCTTCGTCGCGTGGGAACCGCTTTGCCATGAGAACCATTGCCTCAACTTCTTTAGCGGAACGCACGGCCACCGCCGCGCCTGCCGGATTGGATATTGAAAACTGGGAATTGCCCTGTGCCATCATTTCGTCTGCCATCAGTGCTTGCTCCCTTCGTTTACTTCACGTTTTTCTCTCTTTGCTGCTTTCTTTTCTGTAAACCGTTTCTGCGCTTCAATGTGGTGCGCCTTGTTGCGCTCTCTGCGCCCTTCTGCTTTGTATTCTGCACATTTCTTTGAACGTGCGCTTAATTTACCATGTTTTGGAATCATATAAATATCTCCTTATCTCACTGCAATTTGTTCATCTTGATAAAATTCAATGCCATTGACTTCGATGCTCGGATTCAGCCGGTGGAGTTGCATAATTGCTCTTTCATCCACGGGGCGGATGCAGATGCCGTTTGCGTAAGCTGGAACGGCTTTTTCATCGGTTATGCGGACTTCCCAGACCTTTTTCTTGCTCACGCCTGAAACTTTCGGCGCAACCACTTGAACGGCTGGGTAGAGCGTTGAAACTTGCTCTGCCATTGCCATATTAGTGGTTGCCTGCATCGTGTCTCCGGATTTTTCAGCTTTTGCGGCCTCGGCAAGCAGGCGGTCAGATTCTTCCTGTGCTTTCTTTCTCGCGGCTTCCTCTGCGGCGCGGTGCTCGGCTTCGACTTTTTGCGAATAAGAAAGCATCTTGACTTTGAGAATCTTCTCGGCACTCTCGCAGATTGAAAGCATTGCTTTTTCTTTCTGGCAGATTTCCTTGTGTGCCTTTGCCGCCGCATCCTTCGCTGGTTTCCAGTACGCCTTTACCTCATTGGTCGCGCCCTTTACCCGTTTGAGAAAGTTTGCGGCTTCCTCGTAATCCTCATTTGTGGCAATCTGGTAAGCCTGCGCCTGCTGTTCAAGGCTTGTGGCTTCCTGCTTTACAGTTAATTCATCCATTTTTCTTCTCCTGCACTTTTTCTTCTTGGCGATTTGCTCTCTTTGCGGCCTTTTTCTCTGTAAATGTTTTCTGCTGTTCGGTATGCCTCGCTTTGCTACATTCACGCCGCCCCTCGGCTTTGTATTTGGCACATTTCTTTGTACGGGCGCTGTTTGCTCCATGTTTTGGAATCATATAAATCTCTCCTTATTCTTCTTTTTCATCAATAAAAGTCGCCATTTCATCTGCAACGTGTAGCATCACCGCAAGCGGGTATTTGCTATAAGCGTCCGAAGTGGAGCGTTCCTTTTCAAACTCTCCCATGTGAAACCGAATTGCAACCGCTTCTTCCAGCGTTAGCTTCATGAATCGTTCAATGAGGAAAACCGACTTCTCGCCGTGGCCGAACGGGAACTTCTCGTCAATGGCGTAATACGGTTTCTTTTCCCATCTGCCAGTTTCATCGTTCTTCACATTGCGAGTGGATACCTTGTAGAAATTTGCTTTGCATACATCGTGGAGCAGGCCGCAAATGGCAATGGATTCTTTTTCTTTGGCTTCGTTACCATGCTCGATTGAATTTTCTCCGAAAAACACGCGGTGCAGCCGTTTGTAAACGTTCAAGCTGTGCTCCACAAGTCCGCCCTCATGACAGGAGTGAAATCGTGTGCTTGCCGGAGCCGTAAAGAAGTCCGTGGATTCCAGCCATTTCAAAAGTCCGTTGGCTCCCTCGCGGTGGATGTTGTCGTTGAAAATCTGGATAAATTCGTCTTTTGTGCTCATGTTTCCTCCTTAAAATTAAAAATCGTATAACAGGCAAGGAATGTGGAGAAATCAGCTTTGATGCTGTGAAGAATGTAGCGTCCGTCTGTGCTCACTTGCAATACCATCGTTGCGGCTATCTTCAAAGCCTTGTCAAAGGCTTCAAGCCCCTGTTGATAAGCTGCAAGCTGAACTCCCCACATCTTTTTATGCGCCTGTGCCGTCGTTTTCAGGTCTACCAAAACGATTCCTTTTGGCGTCGTGGAAAGCAAATCGCACGTTCCTGCGTAAAGCAAGGCTGGATGATAAAACCTGTACTCTGAATGAATTGGCTTCCAATTTTTGTGTTGCTCCATGAACTTCACGAACCCGCCAAAATATCCTGCGCAATCATCGTCAACGTTGTGAAACCCAAATTTAAGGTACTGCTCCACCGCTCTGTGAAGCCTCGTTCCTCGGTCTGCGGCATTGTCAAGCGTGACAGAAGAAATGTTTCCGTAGATTTTCTGCTCCAATGGTTCCATAATCTGTGTCACGCTCGGTAGAATGATGTCTGCAAATCCCTCACGGTGCAAGGTGTATGTATGAGTGGATTCCTCGAAAAGCAACTGCGGCTCAACACTCATCATCTGGCGGCCCCTCTTCTCCGGCTTCGGATTCGGTAACGCAATCAGTGCAATACCAGTCATCATCCATTTTGTAGATTTTCTCTCCCTTATAGATGCCCCTGCCGCAGAGGGCGCATGTGCCTACAACTGGTGGCTCCGGCGGTTCTTCGCTGTCATAACGCCCCTGCGCCCAATCAAGCCCGTTATCTTCTTCCACCATGGCCGTCATCCTCTCTGAAGCTTTTCAAATGTTCCTCAATATTGCTGATGTCCTCCTGCACGTTTTCTAGGCGGTTGCGGTACATAGCCCGAATTTCATTTTTGATTGCCAAACTCATATGGGGGGCATTGTCAATGGCGTTAAGAATCCGTGCCTTTTCTGCCTCTATTTCAGGCTTTTCTGCTTTCAACCTTTCCAGTTCCAGCTCAATTCCGTTATACATACTCATAGATGGTCTGCCTCCCTCTCACCATTTAATAAAATCAGGAATTGGTTTATTGAGCGCCTTAGAAAGTGCAACACACTTGCCAATCCATTCGTTTGGCTCGTCGTGGTCGGAACACTTTGACCATCCTATTGCAGAGGCTCCTACATGAGCAACAGTTGAATTGTGCGTTGCTTCAAGGTGGCATTTTGCTCCATTTGTAATCAGAATGGCATAATAGACCTTTTTGCCTTTGTTGCCAAAAAATACGACTTCGTTGCTGCCAGCATAGATGCTGTTAATCATGTCCAGAACGAGTTTTTTTGCTTTAGCAATTTCTTCATCAGTATAGGAATGCTTGCCATATACAAGGACTAAGTAATTGCCTTTGGTGCAGCCCCATACAAAATTGTCACCGTCATGTACAATATTTAAATTTCCGCTTTCATCTACGCTTTTTACTTTCCAAATTGTCCCGGGCGTTACTTCCCCGTAATTATTCTCAATAACTTTTATGGTATCTCCGGCTTTGGCTTTGCGGCGTTCCCAATCCAGCTTTTTTTTGGTTGGCTCTGCTTTCGTGGGTTCCGCGTCCCGTTCCAACTGGGATTCTGAGAGCCACGTTGGTATCCCGTCAGATGGGTAAACACAGTACTCTGTCCCATGAGGCATTCCTGAAGATTCAATGATTCGCACTTTTTCTCCCGCTTTAAGGCCATAAATGTTTGATTTTACAACTACGGTTTCGCCCTTATGGAATTTTTCCATTGACAAACCCTTTCTTCTGGATTACAATAAATCCGCAATGTTGTTTTTGCTCGCGCCGTTTTCCAGTGCCCGCTGGGAAGCGGCCTTTTCTTTTTCTGCTTTAAGGCGTTCTCTGCGCCTCCTACCTTTTTCTCGTTCGCGTGCCCGAACAGATTCTAGGTGCTCCTGCCGATACTCCTTCCTATGTTCTCGTATTTGCTCTTGGTTAGCTGACTGCCACTTATGTTGATAGCCTCTAACTTTCTCCGGGTTTGCTTTCTGCCATGCCTTATTTTTGGCTAGCCTCTGTGCTCTGTGCTTCATGTAGCTTTTGTGTGAATTTTCGGCAAGCATCAGTCTGCGTTTCATTTCCGGTGTATCAAATTCTGCGTCAATTTCTGCGTCCGCTTTACGCATTTCTTCGATTTCCTCTGGCGTAAACATTGTTATTCCCTTCAAATCTCCTTTCTCCTGTTTCTCTCCGTGCTCTGGTGCTCTGCTTTGGTTCTCTTAACATCAAGGTCAAAATGAAAATAGGTGTTGGCACTAACACGGCTCCATCAATTTTCCCGCTTTGTATTTCAAGAAACAGCCCTAAAAAAAAGCAGGCAGCAGAAAAAATTACAAGCCAGTTTTGTTGTAAAAAGTGCTTCATAAACCATTTGCCTTCTCTTCTGCTCTCGTCTTTGATAGCCGTGCCTCCCAAAGGGCTATGCTGTCAACCGGGATAATAAATGTTCCGCCGATTTTTGCACCCGGAAGCTGTCGTGCACTGACCATCTGGCAAACAAACTGCCGTTGCTTTCCCAAATAAGTTGCAAACTCTTCGGCAGAAATGTTGTCTTTGCCTCCAAACCTTTCTCTCAGCGAAGAAGCTACGTTTTTAACAGTTGCCTTTTCTTCAATCGTCATGTTTCTTTCCCCTTATGAAGAAACTTGTTGATGAAATATTGCTGGCCCTTTCCGGTAATCATCGGGGTACGCAAAATTCGTGTGTGAATGTCGTCTGAATATGTACGTTCCCGGATTATCATGAGGCCTCTGTTCATGCTGTACTGGGTAGGCAGATTGTAATCATCTCCACATTTCTGAATCAGGTATCCATTTGCACGCATCCATGAGAATAATCGTTTCTCTCCTATATCAACCCCATTTTGCTTTAAGAGCTTTGCCATTTCACGAATTAGAATAGACTGCCTTGAGCTTCCCACGGAATCGGCAAAAAGGACTTTTGGTTTATCTGCTTCAATTTTTGCTTCTGCCGCCTTACGCTTATCCTGTTCCTCTTTAAGGGCGGTTAACAATTTGATTCCGCTTTCCGGGTTTTGGATAAGGCTTTCAATCGTTGCTGGCGTTGCATACGCTCCATACTTACGAATTGATGGGATAACCTCATGTGTTACCCAACGTTTAAACCGTTTTAGCTGGTCTGAACGCATCTTTATGTATTCTTCGCTTACGCCGCGCGCCTTTTTGGGTTGCATTGCGAATAGCATGGAATAAAGTCCAGCTTCGTTTACAACGGCCATGCTTTGGTTGCCACGAGGGGTGTTCATTTGCGTATACCCCTTTTCGTCATCATCAAGTGATTGCATTGTGCGATTACGATTTGAATCTTTGAACATCTCGCAAATGTCCTTTGCCGCAAACCACGGTTCGCCATCCTTGACGATAGTCCGGAGTTCTCCAAATTCTTGATTTTGAAATACTTGTAATTGGTTATCCATGTTTCCTCCTAATCTTTTCTTTAAATTTGTACAAGATTCTTCAACATTTTTGTTAATAAGGTATAACTTTCTCCTTTCTTCTCTTGAACTCATTGACAATAATGTCGCAAGATGTATAATATTGATGCTTTAAGTTAATGCTATTTCTTGTCCGCTTTTTGAAAATGATATTCAAAAGGTTATGTTTCTTTTTACTCTTTTTTAAGTACAATCACAGTATACCCCATGATATTTGGGATGTCAATAGCTTGTCCCAAATAATTTGTGATTCTCTTTTTTATCTAAATAGAGGTGTATTTTTTTGGTAAATATTTACAAGGTGGAAACTCTTATAAAAGAAAAAGGTTGGAGCAATAGTTACTTTTGTTCTTTATTAGGAAAGAACTCCGGCTGGATAAAAGACTGGAAACGCAATCGCGGACTTCCAGATGAAAATACATTGCAGTCTATTGCTGATAAGTTGGGTACTACCGTTGAATATTTGACCGATAAATCAGAGCAAAAAGAAAAGCCCCCTGCTAATGCAGAGAGCCTATCTGATATTGAAAACGAGATACTTGAAATATACCATAATTTGCCAGCAGAGCAGGATGCCGCAGGTTCAAATCCTGTCACTCCGACCATAAAAAGAACCGCATGAATGCTGGAAAATCCAGTGTCCATGCGGATTTATTTATGTTTTGAGTTGATATTTTACGGTATCGTTATCATGCACTAACATCGTTATTTGTTTACGATTGTATTACAATGTTCAGGAATTAGGGGACAAAGAAGGGACAAAAAAATAGAGCGTGTATTTTAATGGATTATCAATCCTATAATTGCTCCCGCCACTCCTGTAGCAAATGCCCCGATAAGTGCGAAAACGATTCTGTCCCAAATTTTGCTTGGCCTGCTCTCCAATACACCTACGCGCTTGTCAAGATTGCTCAACTGTTCTTTCTGTTGCTCAATGACAACATCGAGCCGAACTGTAATTTGTTTTAAGTCCTCGTTCGTGACCTCGATTTTGTCCAGCCGTTCCTTGTCTCTACCAAATTTGTCTGCGGCGTTCTTTTGACGCTCTGTGCACACCTCGTCTGTAACGTAGTCATTTCCTTTTTCATTCATAATTCAAAGCGCCGCTTTCTTTTAGTGAATATAGAAAAATACTATGGAATTAGCTCCGAAGATTTCTCCGGGGCTTTTCAATGTTTATAATGCTTTAACTGGATACCTTTTTATCCGCTTCTGAGCTAGATACTGTTTTCAAGGGCTGTGTTGCCATTTCAGCGGGTTTTGCTACTTCTGTATCTAATTTGCCATCTTCTGTTTTAGCGCCATCAGAGCCAAGCATCCTAAGCGTATTGCCAGCACTATCGACAATCTTCATGCTCTCATTGCCATTTGGCACAATAGTTGCGGTATTGGAACCGGATGCGCGCTGAATTGCCGAGTATGCACCATTTGCCGCAAGGGACACAACCACAGCGTTAAATGGAATTAGTGCCGCAGTTGGGCCTGTCAACACACCTGTAAAATATGTAGCGCCAAGCAGAAGAACTGCCGCAAGAATATAGGAAACCCACTGCGTCGGAATCTTTTTCAGTGCTCCGGCACCTTTGATAAACTGAGTAATTACCGCTACCGCCGCAGAGCACCCTGCAAATGTAGCCAGTGTTTGCCATGTCATAAAGTCATTCATAATTACCATACCTTTCTGCCCCATATATGGGGCAAACAAAATGTTGATATTGAAATTACTCAATGCAAATTTGCAATCTGCTGATTTCTCGGCATAACTGCCATAAATCCGGTCA